CTGAAGTTCAAACGCCGGAAACGCCAGAAGCAGTAAGCAAGACATTCTCGCAAGAGGAACTTGACGCAGCTATTGGCAAACGCCTCGCAAGAGAGCAACGTAAGTGGGAACGAGATCAAGCACAGCGTCAGTCTGAACAACAGACGTTGAGGGCCGCACCAACTGCCACCGCTGACCAGTTTGAGTCTACTGAAGCCTATGCTGATGCATTGGCCTACCAGAAGGCAGAAGAACTGATCGCCAAGCGTGAAGCCGCCAAGCAGCACTCTGCTATTCTTGAAAGCTATCAAGATTTGGAAGAAGAAGCGCGGGTTAAATATGATGACTTTGAACAAGTCGCATACAACCCCAAGCTGCCGATTACAAATGTGATGGCCGAAACGATCCAGTCTTCGGACATTGGCCCTGAGTTAGCCTACTATCTCGGTTCCAACCCCAAAGATGCGGAGCGTATCTCACGCATGACGCCACTCAGTCAGGCAAAAGAGATTGGAAAGATTGAGGCCAAATTGGCCGCAGAACCTCCGGTCAAACGAACAACGTCAGCGCCAGCGCCGATTTCACCTGTTACTGCTCGGAACTCCGGTTCGTCAACGCAAGACACTACAGACCCACGGTCTATCAAGACCATGACGGCCTCGCAGTGGATTGAAGCTGACAGGGCACGCCAGATGAAGAAGCTCGAAGCGCAACGTATCCGCTAACTTTTTTTAGGAAATTTAAATGTCAAACTCGATCCTCACAATCGACATGATCACGCGCAAAGCGCTTGAGATTCTCGAAAACAACCTTGTCCTTACCCGCAATGTCAATCGTCAGTACGATGACAGCTTTGCTGTTGAAGGTGCCAAGATTGGTTCCACCCTGCGTATTCGCTTGCCTGACCGCGCTCTGGTCACCGACGGTGCCGCCCTGCAAGTTCAGGACGACAACGAGCAGTTCACCACCCTGTCGGTTGCCAACCAAAAGCACATCGGTGTCAACTTCACATCTGCTGAACTGACCATGCAATTGGATGACTTCGCAGAACGTGTGCTGAAGCCGCGTATTTCTCAGTTGGCCTCCAGCATTGATGCTGACGTTGCCAATGCGTACAAATTCATCGGCAACACCGTTGGCACCCCTGGCACCGTTCCTTCAACTTCTTTGGTGCTGCTCCAAGCCCAACAGAAGCTGAACGAAAACGCTGCTGTGATGTCGCCACGTTACGCTACTGTGAACCCAGCGGCCAACGCCGGTCTGGTTGAAGGTATGAAAGGTCTGTTCAATCCGACCGACACTATCTCCAAGCAGTTCCGCAACGGCATGATGGGCACCGGCGTGCTAGGCTTCGATGAAGTCAATATGTCTCAGTCGATCAAGCAGCACACCACTGGTTCGCGCAGCGCTTCTGCTTCCACTTTGGTTAAGACCCCAGGCGTTACCGCTGAAGGCGCTTCGACCATCCTGTTGGAACAAGGCTCTGTGTCTACGACCATCAAAGCGGGTGATGTGTTTACCGTCAGTGCTTGCAATGCAGTCAACCCACAGACTCGTGAGTCCACTGGTTCGCTGTATCAGTTCGTTGCTCTGGCTGATGCCACCGCATCGTCTGGCACTTGGACTGTGACTGTGTATCCTATGTACTCGGCTAACCACGCCTTGGCTACTATGGATGTGCTGCCTGCAACTGGCGCAACTGTGACCTTTGTTGGCGCTGCTTCTAGCCAGTTCGCTCAGAACTTGGTTTACCACAAGGATGCCATCACGTTCGCCACTGCTGACCTGTTGCTGCCACAAGGCGTTGACATGGCTGCCCGTGCCGTTCACAACGGTATCAGCTTGCGTGTTGTTCGTCAGTACGACATCAACAACGACCGTATGCCTTGCCGTATTGACGTTCTGTATGGCTACAGCGCCATCCGTCCACAAATGGCGTGCCGCATCTGGGGCTAAACCGAATGCCCCTTCGGGGGCGTTAACTTAACATCTTTTTTAAGGAAATTATCATGGCACTTCCAAACGGCGGCGGCGGTTACCAACTCGGTGACGGCAACCTGAACGAAATCGTACTGGGCTATGCCCCAGCCCCTGCAACCTATACAGCTAATGCAACTGCCGCTTTGACGGTTGCTGATCTGGAAGGCGGCATCATTCTGTACACGCAAACCAATGCCAACAACCTTCAGCTTCCGCTGGTGGCTGGCGTGGGCGGCGTTGATGCAGAAATCAGCAGCGCTAAAGTTGGCAGCACTTTTGACTTTGTTGTCATGTCCACCAGCACTGGTGTAGCCACGCTGACTGTCAATACCGGCTGGACTTTGGTTGGCTCTGGCCTGACCACTGCGTCTGGCTTCGGTGCTATTTTCCGCGCCCGTAAAACCGGCGACGGCACTTACACCTGCTATCGTATTGCTTAAACCTAACGGGGGCTTCGGCCCCTGTTTCTAAAGGAAAATCATGGCTACGAATACAAAACCTATTGGTGTTGCTTACGAAGACCCGTACCTAGACGGTGCGGTCATTAACAACTCGACTATTACTGGTACGGTAACGTCTACTGCGGTGTCTAACATTGCCGTAACAAATGCCACCACCGGAAGTAGCAATGCTGCTGCATCTACCACTACGCTTACCCTCACGGGTGTGGGTGGTGTGGGTTGGGCAAGCAAATCAGACTTGGAAGCAAATGTTGCACTGGGCGCATACGCTAACGGTCTGTATGGCTACCTAGAATTCGGCGCAAGTGGCCGAGTTACTGGTTTGGCTTCCGGTACTGTCGGCGAAGTTGTTTTGTCTGCTGGTTGCACACAAGGCACCTACGCTGCAATTGAAGCTGAAGTCGGTATGCCTAGCGGCGCTGTGACTGGCACGAACACATCGTTCCTCTACTTGAGTTCTTATGGCGCTGACAAAGCAACATTTGACACAAGCGGCACTTTGTTCAATCTGGCTGGTGTGACTAAGGGTTCGGGTAATCTCCTGCAAGACACAACATCCGGTGCAACAATCCGTCCAGTTCAAGCGCTTAAAGTCGTTACGCCTGATGGCATCCGCTATCTGCCGTTGTACGTCACTGCTGCCATTGCTGCTTAAAGATGATCACCCGTGAAGTGATCATGGATCGGGTGCAAAGTCTGCAAAAACAAGCCGAGCGTTTGCGTTCCGATTTGGATGCAACGCTCGGTGCGTTACAAGACTGCGGGTACTGGCTTGAGCAATTGAAACAGGAAAACACTGATGGCAATGATCTATCTGCTTCATCCAATCCACGGGGCTAAAGTTGCCACGATGGAACTTGAGGCCGTGTTTGATGAAACAAACGGCTGGACACGCTACAATCCGGACATGCCTTCAGAACCTGAAGAAGCAGTCAACGCGCTGGAAGTTAAGCGCAAATACACACGCAAGGCTGTAGCCGAAGGAGTCTGACATGGCAGTTTACACGGCTGGCGATCAAATCAATCGGGCGCTTCGTCTGATTGGCGTGTTGGCCGAAGGTGAAACAACCTCTGCGTCGGTGTCGCAAGACAGTCTGATGGCGATGAATCAGATGATTGACTCATGGAACACTGAGCGCCTGTCTGTCTTCTGCACCCAAGATCAAACCTTTACTTGGCCCGCAGGGCAAATTACGCGCACGCTTGGCCCATCGGGCGACTTTATCGGCCTGCGGCCCGTGCTGTTGGATGAGGCGACTTACTTCCGCGACCCAGGCACCAACGTGTCGTTTGGCATCAAGTTCATCAATCAGCAGCAGTACAACGGTATCGCGGTCAAGACCGTAACGTCAACGTATCCGCAAGTCATTTTTGTAAACATGACTTACCCAGACGTTACGATGTCCATCTACCCGCGCCCCACACGCGACTTGGAATGGCACTTTGTGTCGGTGCAAGAACTAAGCAACCCTGCCACCTTGGCAACGGATCTGTTCTTCCCGCCAGGCTACCTGCGGGCGTTCACCTACAACTTGGCGATGGAGATCGCGCCCGAGTTTGGCGTTGAGCCAAGCCCCCAAGTGCAGCGCATTGCCATGACCAGCAAGCGCAATTTGAAGCGCATCAACAATCCGGATGATGTGATGTCTATGCCTTACGCTATTGTCGCCACTCGTCAACGCTTTAACATTTACGCAGGAAACTACTAACATGGCTACCATTGCAATTACATCGCTCCCCCCCGCCACGGCGTCAGCTACAACTGATGTTTTGCCTATGGTGCAGGGCGGCACAACAAAACAAATTACTAACGCGCTGCTGTTTACCAATGCAACGCTGGTAAACCCCGCGCTTGGAACGCCAGCAAGCGGCGTTTTGTCCAATTGCACTGGTTTGCCGATTGCCACTGGCGTAAGCAACTTGGGCGCTGGTGTGGCTACTTTCTTGACAACGCCAAGCAGCGCCAACTTGCGAACTGCCTTGACTGATGAGACTGGCACAGGCTCTGCTGTATTTGCCACTACGCCAACGCTAGTAACGCCAGTCATTGGTGCAGCTACGGGTACAAGCCTTTCGCTGAGTGGCTTTAGCGCAGTAAGCGCAGCAGCACCAACGATTGCAAGCGCAACGACTATTGCCCCAACAACCCCAATTGCTTTTGTTTCTGGAACAACGGCTGTTGTGACCATCACCGCAGCAACGCCAATTTCTACCGGCGGCGGCACGATCACATTGATTCCTACCGGCGCGTTTACTTGGACAGCGGCAGGAAACATCGCTGTGCTTGGAACAGCCGTTGTTAGTCGCGCATTGACGATGACTTACGATGTGACAACAACGAAGTGGTATCCAAGCTACGTCTAACATGAAAACGCCAATTCTTGGATCAGCGTATGTAGCCCGCAGTATTAACGCTGC